TTGAAAGGGTTTCTCATATTTATAACAAAACAATATAAAATAACTTAATAAAATGGCAGAAACTCTATTATCTCCCGGTGTATTAGCAAGAGAGAACGACCAATCTTTTATACAAGGACAGCCACTTGAAAGAGGAGCAGCTTTAATTGGACCCGCAGTAAAAGGACCAGTTGAAATACCAACATTAGTAGGTTCGTTCAGCGAATATACTGCTATTTTCGGTGGTGCTATTGAAAGTGGATCTAACGTATATTCTTACCTTACCTCAATTGCCGCTAACAACTACTTCCAAAATGGTGGTACTTCTTTATTAGTAACTAGAGTAGTATCTGGTTCCTTTACTTCCGCAACTAGCTCATTGATGCCAACAGGATCAGGTGGTCCTACTACTGGTTTATCCCCATTTGTACTTGAAACAATTTCCGAAGGTGTTATCATGAACAACACTGGAGCTGAAGTTTCTGGTGCTCTAGTTTCAGGTTCAAGCGATAACGTTAGATGGGAAATCCCAACTGTTAACACTGCTTCTGGAACATTTAGCTTGTTGATCCGAAGAGGAGATGACAATAACGTACAAAAAGTAGTATTGGAATCTTACAATAACTTATCACTAGATCCATATGCTGCTAACTACATTTCCAAAGTAATAGGTGATGTAAATTTCAATTTAGCTAGCGATGGTGGTGATTACTTTATCCAACAATCTGGTTCTTACTCTAATGCTTCCAAGTATGTAAGAGTAAAACAAGTAAACTTTAATACTCCAAAGTATTTCGACAATAACGGTACTGCAAAACCTGCTTTCACTGGATCTTTACCAGCTATAAGCTCTGGTTCATTTGGTGCTGCTGTTGGATCTAACATTCCAGTAGGTAGAGCAGCTAATTTCTATAATACCATTAATGCAACTGATGCTCAAGGATTAATAGGATCTAATTACAATAACGCAATTGCATTATTATCAAATGTTGATGAATACAAATATAACATCATATCAGCTCCAGGTTTAACTCAACAACACCAAGCTACTCAAGTAAATGCCATTGTAAATAATACAATTGGAAGAGGAGATGCAATCGCGATTGTAGATTTAAGAGAATATGGTTCTCAAATAAATCAAGTAATAAACCAAGCTGCTGCTTTTGATTCTAGCTACGCTGCTACATACTGGCCTTGGTTACAAACTATTGATCCTAACACAGGTGAAGCAGTTTTTGTTCCCGCTTCTACAATGCTACCAGGTGTATACGCATTTACAGATGCTTCAAGTGATCCATGGTTTGCACCTGCGGGTATTACTAGAGGTGGATTAGGTCAAGTAATTAGAGCTGAAAGAAAATTAACAGCTTCTAACAGAGATGATCTATATGAAGCAAATGTTAACCCAATTGCTACATTCCCTGGAACTGGAGTAGTAGTATTTGGTCAGAAAACACTTCAGAAACGTGCCTCCGCACTTGATAGAGTAAACGTACGAAGATTGTTGATTGCTCTTAAAGGATTTATCGGTCAAGTAGCAGAAGGATTAGTATTCGAACAAAATACAGCCGCTACTAGAAACAACTTCTTAAGTCAAGTAAATCCATACTTAGAATCTGTACAACAAAGACAAGGTTTGTATGCATTTAAAGTAGTAATGGATGAAACTAACAACACAGCAGATGTGGTAGACAGAAACGAGCTAGTAGGTCAAATATTCTTACAACCAACTCGTACTGCTGAATTCATTGTGTTGGATTTCAACGTGTTGCCAACTGGTGCAGTTTTCCCTGCATAAGGAGTTAAAATTAGATATTTATAATAAAATAAAGCATATATAAAATGGCAGTATTAGATCCAAACGAAATATTCTTCACAGCTTTTGAACCAAAGCAGGCGAATAGATTTATAATGTATATAGATGGTGTTCCCTCCTATACCGTAAAAGGTATGGGAGCGGTAACATTGACCCAAGGAACAGTAGCTCTTAACCACATAAACGTACAACGTTTTGTTAAGGGCAAATCTACTTGGGGTGAAATCCAATTTACCCTATTTGATCCAATCACCCCATCTGGTGCACAAGCAGTAATGGAATGGGTTAGATTGCACCACGAATCCGTAACTGGTAGAGATGGATACTCTGATTTCTATAAGAAAGACTTAACATTCAACGTGTTAGGCCCAGTTGGAGATGTAGTATCTGAGTGGATTATCAAGGGTGCTTTAATTACTAATGCTAGCTTTGGTGAATATGGTTGGGATATAGAAAATACAGCTATTAACATTACAATGACGGTTCAACCAGATTACTGTGTATTAAACTTCTAATTAAATTTTTTACATAAATTTTTTAACCTACCCCATCACAGGGGTAGGTTTTTTTATATATTTATAACAAAATTACAACATGAGTCTGGAAAGAAAACCACCTATAAAAGTTAGTATAGAGGACGAGGATGGGTTAGTTAAACAAGCCATTTATTCAGCTTTTAGCCCTAAATCCCCAATAAAATATCTTAACGCTATATCACCTTTTCCAGTAAGAACTCCACCATCAATATTTTCTCCTGTTTCCAATTCAACACCTCAAGTCCCAATTCCAGACTTGCTTTACGTAGCAGAAGGATATGTAGAAAATGGGTACGTGTAATAAAAACTATAACTAAAAAATAATATGCCATTAGTATTAAGAAGTGAAAAAGGTTCGCAACTGACCTTTAACGAAATGGACGGTAACTTTACCTATTTGGAAGAGTTAAGTCAAACCGGATCTTTTACCGGTTCTTTTATAGGAGATGGTAGTGGATTAACTGGTATACCTGGAGTTACTCCAATAGCTACTGGTTCGTTTGCTACAACAGGATCTAACCAATTTAAAGCAAACCAAACTATATCTGGTTCATTAACAGTAAGTGGATCTATTTCACAAGTTGGGATAGGTACTAATAACACTTTTATGGGTAATGGGGCAGGATCAGTTAATAACCCATCCCAAGGAGCATATAATACATTTATTGGTACGTCTGCAGGTCAGGCAAACACAATTGGTACCGGAAATATTGCAGTAGGTTCATCTGCTCTAAATCAAAATATTCTTGGTGATTCTAACATTGCAGTCGGTAACGAGGCGGGTAGTTATGCAATTGGATTTAGTGTAAATACGGGTGCAACTAATTCAGTTTTTGTGGGTCATCTTACACAAGCTAAATTAAATAATGAAACTAATCAAATTGTAATAGGTAATAATGCCGAAGGTAATGGTAGTAATACTGTAACAATAGGTAATTCTGATATTACTACTACTTACTTAAAAGGCACATTAATCACAAGTGGCTCAGTTGCTCAACGAGTAACAGGTTCACTTTTAGTAACAGGAAGTGTAAACATAAGAGGTGGAATAACTGGCTCTTCATTCACAGGTTCCTTTGTTGGAGACGGTAGTGGATTGACTGGTATTCCTGGAGTTACTCCAATAGCTACGGGTTCATTTGCTACAACAGGTTCAAATAGATTTGTTGGTAATCAAATTGTAACTGGTTCATTAATGCTTTCTTCTTCTGCTGCTATAGAATTAACCGTAATAGGTAATTCTGTATTATCAGGTTCATTAGATGTAAGTGGATCTATAAATGCACCTGGATCTGGTTCATATAGAGATTTTATAAATGACCGTACCAAGTTTAGATCTATAAGAGGAAATGGCCCCGGATTATTTAACATAATAGAACAAGGTGATACTGGTATAACATTTGCGGTATCTAAAATAACCACAAATGATTTAACAAGTGCAATTACTTCAAATTTAAGTGGAGCAAATAATGGTGATTACTCCGATGCCCAACCTACAACTAGTGGTGTTGGTAGAGGTGCTAGATTAATGTTTACAATAGCAGGGGGTGTTGTTACTAGTGTTAGAATCTTTGACGTTGCAAACGGTAATAATTCTTATGAAGAATATGGACAACCCGCTAATAGACAAGGTATAGGATATAAAGCAGGAGATACATTAACCGTAGCATCAGGTACAGGTGGAATTGGTGGAACTGGCAACTTAGTAATAACCCTTAGACCACAAGATATTGAAACTTATCTTGGACATGATAGTCGTCTTACATTTGATTATGATGATACTAGAACTCTAAGAGTTGCAGGCGACATAGTAACTACTACAAACTTAACAATTGGAACCGATGATGATACTTCAGAATTTTATGTTTCTAATGATGGAAGTAACTCAATAGTAGCAGGGGTTGGCTCTACTGCCGGATCAGATACCGGGGGATCTATAGTCACAGGATATTATAATACTACTAATTACCAAGGTACTGCAGTATTTGGTATATGGAATACCGCATCTGAAGGAGGACAAACTGTTATAGGTTTGGCAAGTAATACTACAGGTATTGGAACAGGTGCATTCATAATTGGAAATGGTACTGATGCTAGTACTAAAAGCAATCTATTAGTTGCACAAGGTAGTACCGTACAAGTAACAGGTTCACTTTTAGTAACTGGAAGTACAAACATAAGAGGAGGAGTAACTGGTTCATCCTTCACAGGTTCCTTTGTTGGAGATGGTAGTGGATTAACCGGCATCCCCGGTGTTACTCCAATAGCTACTGGCTCATTTGCCACAACTGGTTCAAATAGATTTGTTGGGAACCAAACAATAACTGGATCATTAATACTTTCTTCATCTGCTGCTATAGAATTAACAGTAATGGGCAATTCTGTATTATCAGGTTCATTAACTATAAGCGGTTCAACTATTCAAAGTGGAAGCGTAGATGTTAGTGGAAGTATTAATGCAGATGGATTTGAATTAGATGTAAATTCAACTACAACTATACCTGCATTAAATACTTCATTCAATTTAAATCTTTCCGGTTCAGGTGAATTTGGTGGAGATAATTTTATTAAGAAAACATTGGTATTAGGTGATGGTAAGGTATTAATTGCTGGTAGATTCCAAAGTATTGATGGTCATACCACAAATGATATAGCAAGATTAAATTCAAATGGTACAATAGATACATCATTTAGTTCTCCAATTTTTGGAGATACATTTAGTGGAGAGTATTATGGTTACATAAATACATTTGTTACTCAATCAGATAATAAAATTTTAGTAGGTGGTAACTTTGATGAAGTTAGTGGTAGTTCAAGAGTAGGACTTGCAAGATTAAATGCGAATGGCACATTGGATGCTTCATTTGCAGTTCAGTCTTGGGGTTCATTTGGAGAAGTACGAGATATTGCAATTCAAAATGATGGCAAAATAGTTTGTGTAGGTTATTTCACATCAGGAAGTAGACGAATAAATACTAATGGTACCCTTGATACTTCTTTTAATGTAAGTACGGGAAGCAATCAACCTGCTTTTTTTAATAATGATTATTTCTACTCAGTAGCATTATTAGATAGTGGATCAGAACAAGCAATTTTAATTGGAGGCAATTTCCAACAATGGGGTTCATTCTCTGATTACAAATATCTTGTAAAACTTAACCCTAGTGGTAGTTTAGATACTGGATTTGCTGGAACTAATTTAAATATATCTACTGGGGGTAGTTTAGATAGAATTAAAAAAATTAAAGTAACCGATGCCTATTCCGAAGGTGATAATGGTTATATATATATTGCTGGTAGATTTAAAGATACCTTAACAGGGCCAAATGTTAGAAATGCTGGATTTGCAAGATTAAATACCACAGATCAGGGAGCTGGTGCAGGTGCATTTGATAGTACATTTAGAACATATATAACAGGTTCAGACCCAAATAATCCAGGAACTCAGTATGTAAATGATTTTGATTTTTATGATAGTGATAAAATCTTATTAGGTGGTAGTTTTACTACAATTGGTATTCCTGGATATGCCATCACATCCGCTAACAGATTTGTAATAGTAGATCAAAATGGTGGTGGCCAAGTAAGTAATTGGAGTAGTGATGGACTTGCTTCTACATATAGATTAAACACTGGAAGTGTTGAATCGGTAACACTTCTACCAAACGATAATGTATTGGTAGGTGGTACATTTACTAGTGCTAGTAACCCTTTAACTGCAAGAGAAGGACTAGCAAGTTTAAAATTAACTGGATTTGGGACTGTTACTACTTCTAATGAATATTCAATTACTGCTAATACTAGTCAATTATTAGTTAGTTCAAGTAATACATACTTTAGTGGAAATGTTAATATTTCTGGAAGTATTACTGGAAGTTCACTTTTAGTAACAGGAAGTGCAAATGTAAATGGATTTGTATTATTACCCCAAGTATCCGCTTCTCTAAATTTTGCAAACGATACAGCTGCTGCATCTGGTGGAGTACCATTAGGTGGTCTATATAGAAGTGGAAGCTTTATACAAATTAGACTAGTATAAAATACATACATAAATTAAGAAAAATAGCTTGGCTTTTGTCAAGCTTTTTTTTATCTTCATATTTATCATCGAACAAAAGTTATATTTAAAATAAGTATATGTCTGAATTTAAGTTACCTACCGAAACAATCGAATTACCCTCCAAAGGTTTATTGTATCCTTCCGACAGTCCACTTGCTAGTGGCACTATTGAAATGAAATACATGACCGCTAAAGAAGAGGATATCTTAACCAACCAATCCTACATTCAAAACGGAACAGTATTGGACAAATTGCTCCAATCTCTAATCGTTACTAAAATTAGTTACGATGATTTGTTAATTGGAGATAAGAACGCAATCATGATTGCGGCCCGTATCTTAGGATATGGTAAAGATTACAAATTTATGTATCGTGGAGAAGAAGAAACAGTTGATTTATCTAAAATAGAAAATTCCCCACTACACGAGGAGGTACAAAAAGCTAAATCTAATGAATTTGCTTTTACCCTCCCAGGTTCAGGTAATGTAGTTACTTTTAAACTACTAACTCACGGTGATGAGAAAAAAATAGAACAGGAAACAAAAGGGTTAACTAAAATAAACAAAAACTCTTCTACCACTATTACCACCAGATTGAAACACCAAATTCTTTCCGTTAACGGAGAAACAGAAAAACCCAAAATTCGAGAATTTGTAGATAATTACCTCCTAGCTCAAGATTCAAGAGCATTAAGAGAAAGAATAAAAGAATTAAGTCCGGATGTAGATTTAACTTTTTTTCCCGAAAATGGGGACAATCGAGTCGATATTCCAATTGGACTTAACTTTTTTTGGCCTGACCTCTAATACAGCACCCGAATTTCGATTAGCAGTATTTAAACAAATCCATGAAATCGTATTCCACGGACAAGGTGGATACGATTGGAATACTGTTTATAATATGCCGTTATGGCTCCGTAAATACACGTTTAATGAAATTCGTACATACTATGAACAGCAAAATGAGGCCGTTAAAAAACAACAGTCATCTAACGCTAAAAGCTTAGTTAGCCCTGATGGTACTGTAAATACCCCTGAATTCATGAAAGCATCCAAAGAATTTAAAGGTAAAACAAACTATAAATAATCATATTTATAACATATACCTTAATAATATATGGCTAGTCAGGAAGAAGTAAATAGATCAAAGGAACTTAAAAATAATTTAGAAGAAATTTTATTTGTTCAACGTAGTCTTACAGATGAAGCTTTAAAATCTGCTAAAGCAGCATTTGATTCTTCCACCCAAGCTGCAAATACTTCTAAAGCATTTAGAGATATATCTAATGCTACTAGAAATATAAACTCTGAATTGACTGATATAATTTCAGGAGAAAAAAAATTAGAAGATATCACTAAAATCATAAATAAACAAAAGGAAGCTGAAAAAAGGTTAGCAGTTGAACTAAATCAAGCTCTTGCTTTAAATAGAATGGAGCATATAGATGCCCAAGATATTCTTAAAGGTAATATAGATATAAATAAAATATTATTAGATCAAATTGATGTTCTTACTGAAGAAGAATTAGAAAAACTTGAATCCGCACGAAAACTTCTTGGATTATATGAGCAGCAAGTTGAAGAGTTAGAAAGACAAAGAAAAATAAATGAAGATATTTCTAAATTTCAAGAGGATCTTTCAAAAATATATGGGGGAGTAGAAACTATAGGTGGAGGATTAGAAGATGTTTTAAATAAAGTAGGAGCAGGTAAATTTTCAAAGGCATTAGGAATTGGGGATGCTGTTGGGGAATCTAGAAAATTTGCAGCTGACTTAATTAATTCTGGAAAAGCCACAGGTGGTATAGGAGATAAATTTAAAGTAATAGGAAATTTTGTAGGCAATTTAGGTAAAAATTTACTTAAAGCTTTAGGTCCCTTAACTCTAATTACCCAATTTGTTCAAGGTTTACTACAAGCCGATAAAGAAACTACCGAACTTCAAAAATCTATGGCCCTCACCAAAACTGAGGCTGTAGGTTTTAGGATGGAGTTAATGAATGCTGCTGGAGCTACTGGTGACATAAACATAACTTCTTCTAAACTATTAGAAACATTCGGGGCTTTAAATAAGCAATTTGGTTTTATAACTAATTTTGCTACTGATACATTAGTTACAATGACTAAATTAACAGGTGTGGTAGGAGTTAGTTCCGAATCTGCAGGAAATTTGGCTGCTGCTTCTGAACTTACAGGAACAAGTTTTGAATCCAACTATAAAGATGTTTTAGGAACTAGCTATGAACTTCAAAGACAATCTGGAGTTCAAATGGACTTAAGAGATATTTTAGAGCAAACTGGTAAAGTAACAGGTACTGTTAGAGCCAATTTAGGTGCTAACCCTGCACAAATAGCTAAAGCAATTACACAAGCTAAATTATTTGGTGCTTCATTGCAAGATGTAGCAAATGCTGGTAAATCTTTACTTGACTTTGAATCCTCTATTACCTCAGAACTAGAAGCAGAATTATTATTAGGTAAAGACATAAATCTTGAAAGAGCAAGAGCAGCAGCTTTAGCAGGAGATCAAGTTACATTAGCACAAGAATTACAAAAAGAAGCTGGAACTTTCTCCGACTTTACAAAAATGAACGTTATCCAGCAAGAAGCATTAGCCAAAGCTATGGGGATGCAATCTGACCAATTAGCTGATATTTTATTTCAACAAGAGGTACAAGGTAAAACTGCTAAAGAATTACGAGCATTAGGTAAAGAAGAACTAGCTGAAAGATTAGAAGCTCAAACTCTTCAAGATAGACTTAACGCTGCTATAGAAAAAATGCAAAATCTATTTGTAGATTTAGCTTCTGGATTAACTCCTGTATTATTTGTATTAGGTAAAGCTTTAAGTATTGTAGGGGTTATAGCAGGAATGATCCAAGATCTAATATCAGGTGTAGGTATGTTATTTGGAATGGATATGCCTGAATCTTCAGCTACTGCAGGGGCATTTAAAAGTTTATTTGGTATAGAAACAGCCGATGATGCTATAATGCCTGCAGGCTATGGTGATACTATAATTAAGAAAGGTAAAGATACTATAGCACTAAACAATAACGATACAGTTGTAGCAGGTACTAATCTAATGGGATCAACTCAAAGCGCTCCTGTTCAAGACAACACCGAAACAAAACGTACCAATCAACTACTAGAAAGATTGATAAGCCAACCCTCAGTATTTAAAATTGGAACTGATGAATTCTATACAGCTACCTCAAAATATAGCTATCAAGTCCAATAACATTTAATATTTATAATAAATTAAACCTCATACACAATGGCATTATTAGATAAATTACAAAAAGACGGTACAATACTAACTCCTTTAAGAGGTACTAGACCAACAGCTACTTTAGTAAAAGATGTAATCCAAGTAAACAATACTTTTTCTAAAGGACAATATCAAAGCTACGTTGTCAACACTCCAAGAGCACAGGATCTTACAGGTAACAAATAATTTTAAATGGCCGCGTTAATAAGCCAAAATACAAACCTAAAATCTTTACGGTACGGAAAGGATCGAGTAGGTGGGGGGGCAAGTAATCAACCTTATATCAAATCCCCTATTCCCGAAAAAGAAAACCAACTAGATCGTACTGGAGGAGTTGACTTTCTCTTACGTGGAGGAACGTTAACCTTTTCTAGAGCCGCTAAAGATGTATCTAGGTTAACTAAAATGTTTTTTGACTTTAAATCCCCAAATGGGGTACTTTTTACTGCTAAGCAGAATTTATTGTCACGAACAAATGTAAAAACCCAAGCTAGTGGAATTTTAAATCAAGGTGCTTATTTACCTACTTCCACTATTTTACAAGTTGCGGGAAATGCTTTTGGCATCCACTTAAATAAACAAGGTTTAGATCCTACTAAACGTACTGGACCAGATGCAGCTGCAGGTAGAGGAAACTTATTTGATTTACTAGGGATAAGAGATCCTTTAGGATTACCTATATATTCTGAAGTTGTTGAATCTACACAACCAAAAATAGAAAACCGCTTAGTCCAATTAGCTAATAAAAAACTTAATGTATCTCCAACTCCACTTCCATCTACTCAAGGACTTTTTTCATTTCTTGGAGGACTTGTATTTCAAAAACCAACTTTTGCTTCTATTCCCCTATCTTCTAATTCTTCAATCTCCGCATTTGATGGTGAACTTTTAAGATACGGTGGGGGACCTGGTTCTATTTTAGGTGTGGGAAAAACAATTATAAGACAATATAGTAATACTACACAAGGTGTAACAGATAGTAAAAACTCAGGATACAATAAAAAATATTATGGTATAACAAATTTTTCTAATGTTACTCCTACTCAAACTAGTGTAAAAGGAGTATTTAATTTAAGAACTGACTATCAAATTGATAAAAGAACAAATACAAATAGAGGCTTAGATTTTAGTATAGTAGGAAATGATATTTTTAAAGGTACATACTATGTTTTAGATTCTCCAATTATATTTTCCCAATCTTCTTCTAGAGCTGATACTCAAATATCTGATTTTAGAACTAGTCTTTTAAAACAACAAGAAGAACCAGGTGGAAAAAAGAATATACTATCTAAAGCTCCAGATTACAAAGACAAAAACATTGAACAAAGAGTTAATCTAGGAGATCCAGGTAGGAGAGATAAAAATGTTTCTAGTTATACCAAGGGTTTAACTGATATTTTTGGTACAAGATATGGAGCTTTGGATAAAATAACAGCTATGCCCTTATATCAATCAGATATAGCAAATCATGGTGGAGATAGAAATGATTTAGTTAAATTTAGTATAGGCATTATAGATAATGATAACCCTAAAAATAGAACATACATCCATTTCCGTGCATTTTTAGATTCAATGGATGATAACTATAATGCACAGTGGGATAGTTTTAAATACATGGGTAGGGGCGAAAATTTCTATAGGTACAATGGATTTACTCGCACTATAAATTTAGGTTGGACCATAGCTGCCCAATCTAAAGAGGAATTAATACCAATGTATCAAAAATTAAACTTTTTAGCTTCATCTTTAGCACCCGACTACTCAGCAGATGGCTACATGAGAGGTAATCTAGCAGTAATTACAGTTGGTGGATATTTATTTGATCAACCTGGTATTATAAATAGTATAAACTATACAGTTCCAACTGAATCTCCATGGGAAATTGGAATAAACGATGAAAAAGATGATTCAGTTGCAGGAACAAAATATGGTTATGATACATCTGTTAAAGAATTACCACATATAATTAGAGTAACGGGATTTAGCTTTACACCAATTCACAAATTCGTTCCTAAACTACAAAAGAATACTTATGAAGGTGTTTACAATAAGGATAATAGTGGATTAGATAAAGTAATTAGTAAGTGGGATCAAGAAGGAGGAAGATATATAGCTTTAGCTACAGGAGTATCGGGTTCCAATGTTAATAATTATGATTCCACAGTCAATAAGTTTGGATACCAAGAAAATTATACTTATTAATATATGAACCGTTACAAAAATATACCTATATTTAAAAATGCAACAGGAAAACAATATTATGGTACTACTAAGTATCCTGATCTTCCTTTGGATTTTAACGATATTTACGTATATTCAACCGTAGGTGATAGATTTGATATATTAGCATTACAATATTATAGTGATTCTACTTTATGGTGGGTAATTTCAATAGCAAATACTAACTTAACACAGGGTTCATATTATATACCTGAAGGATCTCAAATTAGAATACCTGCTAATATAAGCAGAATTATGGCTCAATACAATGCGTTAAACTCAATTTAAAGTTATGGATGGTAATATAGTAGGAGAAGAAATTGAAGATTTTGTAAGTAAACAAATTGACATAAGGCAGCAAAATCAATTTGGAGGTTATGGAACTACTCTTAGAACTAATGATCAACTCCAATATCTTAATAACAGAAATGCTTGGGTAAAATTAGCTTCTTCAGTTGACATTCTAGAAGGAGATATTGTTACCCCCTTAACAGGATCAACAACCCCTAGTGGAGGTAGTAGTTCAGGTGGAGGATTTAACCCTAGTGGGGGATATACCTCAGGTAATAATTTTGGGAATACAGGTACAAGATTCCCACAATCCCCAACGGGTGCAACCCCAGGATTAACGGGCGTTCAGGTTAAAAATTATAAATCTCAAAAACTTCGAGATATAAAAATAGAAAACCCAGAAAAATATTCTGGCAGTAAACTTGCTGAATCTGCAATTTTATTTAATACCTTATCTTCGTACACAAACTCCACCTCCCCACTTAATTCTACACGTGCTGGTATTTCAAATAATACTAATTTATGGAATGATTCTTTTGCTTACGGGATAGGAGGAACAGATTATGGTATCCAACCACCCCCAGGCATAATTTCAGCTACTATTGATTCCCTTAACAGAGGTTCTATTCGAAAAGCTACCGTAACTCTTAAAGCTCACAATAAATTTCAATTTGATATTATTGAATTACTCTATCTAAGATTAGGGTTTACAATGATGCTAGAATGGGGATGGGATAGATATCTTGACAATGAAACTGGAACTATTCAACCTGTTCGAAATACTATAATTGAAGAAAAATGGTTTACTTCTGGAGGTATTTCCCAAATCAAAATGTTAGGTTATATCCAGGATAAACGTAATGAATATGATGGGAACTACGATGGATTTTTTGGTAAAGTATCTAACTTTACATGGAGTTTTAACCCTGATGGCTCATACGATATTTCAATTGATTTAATTACACTTGGGGATGTTATTGAATCTTTAAAAGTAAATACTTTTGCTAAAGGATCTTTCATTAGTGTTGATGGTACTTCTACTGTCACAAACATAATTGAAAAAACTATTACTGATAATACAAATTTAGGAATAAGTACTACAGGCATGATAGCAAAAGCTGCATCCGTAAGTACCATTGGGTATTATTTATTTGAAAAAGTAAAAGAATTAAATGACTTTGTTGATTCTAGACTCCCAGGTTTTAAACAATTAAAAGATATAAATGGTTCTTTACTTTATTATAAAATCCCATCTACTAAAATAACAGGGCAAGGTAGGAATCAAAAAACCTCTACGGTAAACGATGGAAATGATCAATATTACGTAAGACTAGGAGAATTTTTATCCCGATTAGAAAGTTTAATAATTCCTTTAGTACAAAATGGAGGTAATACTAGTGATGTCCACCCTCAATTAAGTATAAATTATATTACTGAAGAAAATTTAATCTCATTTTTTCCAAACCAAATATCTTTTGATCCTAAAATTTGTATTTTCCGACCACTTATTGCATACGGAGACATACCCGCTGGTTCGAACTCGGGTGTAAATTACCTGGATGAATTAACAGATTTAGATTTATATGCTAATGTTGCTGTTGAAAATGGAACAACTCAGGTATACGGATCTTTAATGAGTTTGTACATGAATTTTGAATTTCTATCTCAATTAATTATTGCTAATGGAGGACCTAATCAAGAGTTATCTGTACTTAAATTTATGCAAGGTTTGTGCGATGGGATAAACGATGCTTTAGGAGATGTTAATAAATTAGAACCCATAGTAAAAAATGATCGTATTGTTACTATAATAGATCAAACTTTATCACGAATACCCCCCAAGGATATAACTAATTTAGAAGTATATGGTTATAACCCCACTAGCCAAATTTCAAATTTTGTAAAAGATATAAAATTTGTATCTAAAATTACTCCACAATTAGCCTCCATGATTAGCATTGGGGCTACAGCCGCAGGTAGTAATACTTCTGAAATAGATGGAACAGCATTTTCAAAATGGAGTGAAGGTTTAATAGATAGATTTACAGAATCAACATCAGAACCTGATGGTATTTCTAAACTGGACACATCTTCTATTGATGAAGATGCTTTAAAGAAAGAATTTGACGGATTTCCCCCAGCATATAGTGCAGCTCAAAGATTTACTATGAGGATAATTCAAACCGCAAGATGGGCACAATTACAAAAATGGGGATATTTTAAAGATCTTAAAAGAATAACTAATCCTTATTATGAAGGCATATATAATCAAGCAATGGATTTGCAAAAATTTATTGCTTCAGCTAGTGAAATTATAAAAAATAAAAGAAAACAAAATATATATCAAACCAACGATCTTCCGGAATTAGTAAACAACAATTATGCCGTATATTTAACTTATGCTTTTGGGGGAACTTTATCCAATATATTAATTCAAAGAACCACAACACCCCAAGTTAGAGGTGGGGGTAGTCGAGGAATTTATGCTCCTAAGGAAGTAAAATACCCCTTTTCTTGGTCTATAGGAGAGGCTCGTTATTTACAATATAACGATACTTTTATTGCCCAAGGCAAAGGAGTTTATAAAAATTATTTAAATATTTTAAATAATGAAAGATATAAATCCGAAAATCTTCCATCTAGTAATGTTGGATTTATCCCTCTATCTTTTGAATTAACACTAGATGGAATATCGGGTATAAAAATATACAATAAGTTAAATATTAATAATACCTTCTTACCCACAAATTACCCACAATCATTAAAATTTGTTATAACTAAAGTTAACCATAACATATCCAATAATAGTTGGGATACTTCATTATCTACCATTTCCATACCCAATACCGAACCTTATCCTCTTAACCTTTCTAATACTTTACCTACTTCAGTAAATACTCCAAATCCCGGAAATGTTTCAAATACAGGTGTTACAGGCCCTCAACCAGATAATGGTCAACAATTCTTAATTTTGGATGGTAGAAATAATCGAGCTATTATGACTTTAGATAGTTTATTATCTGAATTAGATCCGGTAGCACGCCCTACATTTAGAAAATTCTTTGAAATTCTAACACAAAAATATAGTGGCTATAAAGCTATAGTTAATGATGTTAGACGTACATGGGAAGAATCGTATAATTTAAAAAAGGCCAACTCTAAAAATGCGGATCCTGGAAGATCTCAACATAATTATGGGCTAGCTATTGATATAAACATTGAAACCCCTGCTAGCACTACTAAAAGAACACTTTTAAAGAAAAATAAAACCCTATGGATTGAAGAAGGTATTGATAAAGTAGCAATAGATGCTGGTCTTCGATGGGGAGGTAATTTTGTAGATTATATTGATTGTGTCCATTTTGATTATGGTTACAATATTGATACAGCATATAGACAAGTAACTACTCAAGCTAAAAATTTAGATCCAACTATTGTTCCACCATTTACTGGATTTACAAATGAAGTTTTAGTAAAATGTAGAAAAATAGATAACTTAATTAAACAAGGTAAAATAAAATTATCATAATGTATTACCCTAAATCACAAGTTAAAACTAATCTTTACACTAATGGGGGAGATTTTATTTTATTAAATGGTTCTACTCCATACAAAGGGTATTATTACACAACCTCTAATGGTAGATATTTTAGTGGTAAAACTCCAAATGAATCCCCTTCATTTGAAATAGTTAAAGTTAATCAAAATGAACCTACTACAAATTTATCCCCAAGTTTACAAATAGAAAATTTTCCTGTAGATAATTTATACATAATAGAAAATGGATATGCTAATTCTACTCGTTTAAACTTTAATCAAACCCCCCCATCTCCTCCAAAACAATCCTACCCCATTGTAACCGACAACGACTATAAACTAGGAGAATTCCAAAGATATTTCCTTAAAAAAGGCAACGAAATCAAATTCCTAGAAATATCTCTAGAAGACTATAGAAAATACGTAAACCAAGATAAAGACGTAATGTTTGAACTCTACACCCCCATCCAAATAAACTGGGTATTAACAGGGGAAGAAAAACAAGTATATCAAGTAAACCAAAGCATAGTAGCTAGAACAGAACGCGACCAAAACCTACCAGGATTTACACAATATTTCAGAGGTAAATTCACTCAATTTTACAAATAACTAGGCTCCATAACGGAGCCTTCTTATATTTACACAAATAAAGGTTACGCAATGTACTGGCTAATAGAAGATACAGACCAACTTAAAAATTTCTATAATTTAGGATACAAGGAAGCATTCATAGAGGTAATACCCTCAAATGATAGAATTCACCCAATCCAAAACACTGTATCTTTGGTGTATATTCGCCCGCTTTTAGCAACTAAAGGCTTTATGCTAGGGGTGTCCCACAGCGAAACGCTAAACGAAATATCGCAACACATTACCGCAATTCTACAAAAATTTGATGTGTTGTATTGTAGGGATAAGAAGGAAATATTACATTATTTTCCAATTAAGCATTTGCTTGACATAACACCCCCTCCTCATCCGTATATACGCCCTTCCACAACAACACACGATCTATTTTATAGAAACCACGGTTCAAACATAGAGGTAAACAAAATTATCCCTATTGTTAAACACTATGAGGTGTGCGAGCAAATGTATAATGATTTGCTACCAAACATGTGTGAGCTTAAAACACAATACCACAAGTTTTTTAATAATAAAGTAACAGTAGTGTTTAACGCTATTGAACAAAACGGGATACATATCAATAAACCCGAATTTGAAAATTATTTTACTAAAACAAATTCGGATTTTGTCTATACACAATACAATTTAAAAACAACAACAACAAGACCATCAAACACTTTTGGAGGAATAAACTATGCGGCGCTCAATAAAGAAAATGGTTGTAGAAAAAGCTTTATACCACGTAACGATAAATTTGTTGAAATTGATATTTCTGCTTACCATCCTAGCTTGGCTGCTCGTCTCATTGATTATATTTTTCCCGTTGATGATATTCATGCTCATTTTGCTGCCTTATATAAAGTGGACTACGCAAAGGCAAAAGAACTTACGTTCAAACAGTTATATGGAGGAGTTTTTGAAGCTTACAAGAATATTG